ATCACGTTCCGCATAAATGTAATCACGGTCATCAGTCAATGCTGAGAAGACCACGTCGTGATCTTTCATTTCATCCCAAACTTTAATAATATCTTCGTGCTCACATTCCATGTCAGCATCAATATACATTGTTATATCATACGGAGATTTTGCCATCCCCCATAACTTGGCGCGATAGTGGTCATCACAAATTATAATGTCGTCCGCAACGTCCCTACCACGATCATCAAGAAACTGTTCTTCGGTAACCAAACAAATCTTACATTCTTCTTCAGGTTCATAGTAGTCCCTGAGAGATTCTGCTAGATTGATTGCGTACAAATAAAAGTTACGTTTCTTGGACGCAACAATTATAAATCCTTTACTCTTTTCCATCAGTCGCGGCCTCTAGTTGGTCTTGAAGAATCATGATTGAATATAAATCGACTTCAATCTTTGACTTTGCTCGACGCAATTTTGCCTTTAACTTACGGTTTTTTGAGTCTTTAATCTCTTCGACTTCGAACGCTTCCATTTTATAGTTAAAGAGCTTTTCTAGTTTACGCGCTTTCTGATGTTCATCTTCGCGCATTTTCTCTTCATCTTCCTCGGCCTTCTTACGAGTAACCCTATCAATAGTTTCAGCATCAATGGACTCTGTACCGAGGGAATCAATCACTTCATTAAACAATTCATTATCACTACCGTCCTTATTAAAACGGTGTAGAAACATTTGTTGACGTGTGACACGACCAACATCATCTTCAAGTTCTAGAATACAATTTAGTTCTTTCTTTTCTTCTGTTTCCCAGAAGGCGTTATCCATCCATTGCTTACGACTCATTAAATATCTCCAGAGATTTCAATTCAAATTATAATATTATATAGTACTAAGATAAGTGGGTCAAATTAATGACCCACCTTTCTCATATTATACCACAGTAAAAGCGATTAAGCAACCCTTACGTATAAAGTATATGTTTCTGGTGTGTGTACTAGAGTATCACTGATTGTTGCACCAACATAGTTACCTAGGAAAGAACGTGAGTAATTTCCAGTATAATCTCGTGAGTAATCACCTGTGAATCCACGTGAGTAATCTCCAGTGAAGTCACCAACATATGTTGATACACGTGCACGTGAGTAAATACCTGTGTATGTTGAGTTACGCAATCTTGAGTAAGCTGATACACGAACTCGGCCGTAGTTACCTACGAAGTTACGTGAGTAATTTCCAGTGAAGTCGCCTACGAAGTCTCTTGCATAAGCTCCAGTATACTCTCCGGCAAACGCTCTTGTATAGTTACCAGTAAAGTCACCAGCGAAGTCGCGAGTGTACTGACCAGAGAAGTTACGTGAGTAGTTACCAGTGAATGTGTTTGCGTAAGTACCAGTATACTCGCCTACATAATTTCGAGCGTAGTTACCAATATAGTTTCCGCCAAATGCATTAGTATAAACTCCGGTATATGCTCCCGTATACTCACCAGCGAATCCACGACTATACGTACCGGAATATTCTCCGGTAAACGTTCTTGCATAGTTACCTACGTAATTTCCACCGAACTGTCTAGTGTAGTTGCCGACATAGTTACCAGCGAAATCACCAACGAAATCACCAATGAAGTTACCAGCGTAGTTACGAGCATAGTTACCAGTGAAAGTTCTTGCATAGTTACCAGTAAAGTCCCCAGCGAAGTTAGTTACGCGGTCTCTTGCGTATGTTGAACTACGAGTTCTGGCGTATGCAGAAGTACGAGTACGGATATATGCAGAGTAACGAGTTCTTGCAGAAGTACGAGCGTATTCTCCGGTATAGTTACCAGCGAAGTCTCCGGCATATCCACGAGCATAGTTGCCAACAAAGTCTCCGGCATATGCACGAGCATAGTTGCCAACAAAGTTACCAGCAAAGTTAGTTACACGGTTACGACTAAAATCACCAACATAGTTAGTAATACGAGTTCTTGCGTAGTTACCAACAAAGTTACCAGCAAAGTTAGTTACACGATCTCTTGTGAAGTCACCAACATAGTTAGTTACACGAGTACGACCATAGTTTCCTACGAAGTTACCAGCAAAGTTAGTTACACGGTTACGACTAAAATCACCAACATAGTTAGTTACACGAGTACGACCATAATTTCCTACGAAGTTACCAGCAAAGTTAGTTACACGATCTCTAGCAAAGTCACCAACATAGTTAGTGATACGTGTTCTTGCATAGTTACCGACGTAATCACCAGCATAATAACCAACTCTTGTGTAGTTACCTGTAGCAGTTCTAGTTCGAGTACTTGTACGACCATAGTTACCAGTGTAGTGACCAGTACGAGTACGACCATAGTTACCTACGTAGTAAAGAGTGGCTGCGCGAGCACGAGAGTAATCCCCAACATATGAGAATGCACGGTTGCGACCGTAGTTACCAACATATGAGAATGCACGGTTGCGACCGTAGTTACCAACATACGTAGCGGCACGGTTACGAGAGTAATCCCCAACAAAGTTCCCTGCATAAGAAGCAGAACGGTTACGAGAGTAATCTCCAACGTAAGAAGCAGAACGGTTACGAGAGTAATCCCCAACAAAGTTCCCTGCGTAAGAAGCGGCACGGTTACGAGAGTAATCGCCTACATAAGAAGCAGAACGGTTACGAGAGTAATCGCCTACATAAGAAGCAGAACGGTTACGAGAGTAATCTCCAACGTAATAAGAAGAACGGTTATATGTAGCGGTACCACTATAGTTACCAACAAAGTTTCCAGCGAAGTCTCCGGCATATGATCCACCACTGCTACCACCAGAAGTAAATCCATAACCTGCGAAATAGCTATATGTTGATGATGCTGATGAATCCTTGACGTACAGAGTAGATCCGTAAGGGTTGGAAACGTTTAATTGAGTCACTGCTGACGCCTGACCAAAAGAACTATATGGTTGTGCAAGTCTGAGAACACCACCATGATAGATTCTAATAAATGTATATCCTTGTGGACTACCCATTATCTGCCATGCGTTACTATTGTACTGGTAAGAAGTATGCGTTCCAGAAGATCCGCTAGTGGAAGTTCTAGTGCTTGTACGTGTAGAAGTACGCGTAGAGTATACAGTTCTTGAATAACCACTTGTTACAGCACGAGTACGACCATAGTTACCAGTATATGTAGCGGCACGAGTACGACCATAGTTACCAGTATATGTAGCGGCACGAGTACGGCCATAATTACCAGTATATGTAGCAGCACGGTTTCGAGTAGAAGTACGACCATAGTTACCAGTATATGTAGCGGCACGAGTACGACCATAGTTACCAGTATACGTAGCGGCACGGTTTCGAGTAGAAGTACGGCCATAGTTACCAGTATACAGAGCGGCACGAGTACGAGAGTAATCACCAGTGTAGTGACCAGTACGCGTACGTGAATAATCTCCAGTGTAGTGACCAGTACGAGTACGGCCATAGTTACCAGTATAAGAAGTGCCTACTGCACGGGTACGAGAATAGTCGCCTACATAAGAGAATGCACGGTTACGTGAGTAATCTCCTACAAAGTTCCCTGCATAGTACAATGTACGAGTATAGTTTAATGTACGCGTAGAAGTTCTAGTAGAAGTTCTTGCATAGTTACCGACGAAATCACCAGTAAAAGTTGTTGCATAATTACCAACAAAGTTTCCAGCATAATTAGTAACACGATCTCTCGAATAATTTCCTGCGAAATTACCAGTAAAGGTTGTTGCGTAGTTGCCTACGAAATCGCCAGCATAATTAGTAACACGATCTCTCGAATAATTTCCTGCGAAATTACCAGTAAAGGTTGTTGCGTAGTTACCAACAAAGTTACCGGCGAAGTTAGTTACACGATCTCTTGCATAGTTACCTACGAAATCACCAGTAAAGGTTGTTGCGTAGTTGCCTACGAAATCGCCAGCATAATTAGTAACACGATCTCTTGCATATGCAGAGTAACGAGTACGAGTAGAGGTGCGAGCATATGCAGAGTAACGAGTACGAGTAGAGGTGCGAGTCGAGGTTCTTGCATAGTTACCTACGAAGTCTCCTGCATATCCACGTGAGTAGTTGCCTACAAATCCACGTGAGTAGTTACCTACGAATCCACGAGCATAGTTGCCAATGAAGTTTCCAGCGAAGTTAGTCACTCGATTACGAGTATAAGTGGAAACACGGGCCCGAGAGTAAATGCCTGCAAAGTTAGTTACTCGGTCACGAGTATAGTTAGTTATACGAGTACGAGTATAATCTGCTGAGTAAGCAGAAGTACGTGTGCGAGTATAGGTTCCGGCATATGCAGATACACGGTTACGTGAGTAAGTTCCGGCATATGCAGATACACGGTTACGAGAATAAACACCCGAATAAGTTCCGGTATATGTGGATACACGTGTACGAGTATAATCTGCTGAGTAAGCAGAAGTACGAGTACGTGAGTAAGTCCCTGCGTAAGTTGAAACACGACCACGAGTGTATGCAGATGCACGAGTACGTGAAAAGGTTCCGGTGAATGGAGTTATGCGGTTACGTGTGTAAACAGAAACTCGTGAACGATTGTAAGTACCGGCAAAGTAACCAGTAAATGCAGTTAGTCTATTACGAGAATATGTTGAAGCGCGAGTTCTTGCGTAATCCCCTGCATAGCCACGTGTATATTCTCCGGCGAATTCACGAGAATATGTACCAGTATATTCACCAGTAAAAGTTCGAGCGAAAGTATCTACGCTGTTACGAGAGTATGTTGATACACGATTACGGCTATATGCAGAAACTCTGGTACGAACGTAAGATGAATTACGAGTGCGAGTATAGTCTGCGTCAACAATAGTACGTTGAGTATTCGCAGCAGAACCACGGTTAGCCCAAGTACCTGCTGAAGTTGGAGCACCCTGTACAGAAGAACGAAGCTGATAAGAACCAATCGCTCCTGCTGATGATCGAAGTGATTTAGCACGTTGACCTAGAGTGTATTTAATTTCTTCGTCCGACATTTCTTTGAAACCGTTAAATGATGATCCATCATAATCGGTTGCAACTGGACGAGTAGTTGTCACACCAGTAGGAGGTGTGGCCATACTGGTTTTCTTCCAGATATGGTATGTAGTTGTAGTTCCATCACCGTGAGTATTAGAGAAAACATTATCAATATGTTTTGTCCAATCGCTTCCTGGCGAGTTGGTAGCAAGTTGAAATGCACCTTGAAGTCCTAATGTTTCAAGATTCTTGAGTGCGCGGTTTGTAAGATTATCCAGATCCCCATCTACCATTTCGTAGAAGCCAGGATTTGAATTATCTGCATAGTAACCGACAGGACGGGCAAAATCAGTACCAGATTCACTCGCAGAACCACCAACCTGTTTTAAGGTAGTAGTCACTGTAGTGCCAGTGATAGCAGACATCGGGTGTGTGCCCGCTGGTTCATTGTAGTACGTATCTACAAAAGAACCTATGTTTGCACCATTGGTTAGACTGATGTCACCGACATCACCAACAGAGGCCTCTGCTAGTGCTTCACCCACCTTTACAGCAAGATATAATTCTTGTTGTGGAGTGAATTCCTGTAGGTCACCATCGGTATTCTTAATTTTTAGTGGTATACTAGATGCTGACATGTTTGCTTTCTCTTTAGCTAAAGTTAAAGTTTATTTGTTAATGACCTGTTTATTTATAATAAAAAAAATGTGCATATCAGGAGAATATGCACATTTTAATGAAATATTCTATAATTTTTATATCATATATTTATACTTATAGAGTAGGAAATATAGGCCAGACCACGTCCTCTACACTACCTACCACAGACATATCTAAAGTACTAGGTAAGTCTCGCAATAGTTGACGGTAATCAAGAACGAGTGATTTTTGTTCTTCTGTTAGAGGAGAATCTATAACAAACATCCAATCTGTCTCAGCAATTCTTACAGACCTTGCATATCGAACTTCATTTAAGATAAGGTCAGTGTCCCATGTCCATCTAGCAGGGGATTCACTTCTGTTCCATGTTGCATAACCGTTCGGTTTTGGCGGAACTTCAATAAACCTTTCTTCGTCTTCTTCCCAGACACGAGTATTTATAAACTCCATCACCGACAATTCTTCGAGATCCCAGATTCTATGAACTATTCTACCTTCTGCTGTTTCATGTCCGTCTTCTGGGTATAGACCACTGTCCATATCTGTTCTTACGATCACACCGTCTTCTGTGTGTATGGCGACTTTAGGGTGCATGTTGTGTTACTCCAATTAATAAATTTTGTGTTGTTTCATGATCACTCTGGATCATATGTACCAAGTGTTATTCTTCCGACAAACGGCGGTGTCAGTGCTTGCGGAAAGGTTGCGGAACTGCTTCCTGCAGCGGATGTGAAGGTGAAATTGTGTAAGTATACACCACCACCACTACCGCCACTACCAGCGGCATTGATATAACCTACGGTTGAGTTATTAAAATTAGGGTATCCAGACGATATCGTAGTTGACCATATTACTCCGGTGGTTTGGGTAGTAAACCAGATACCAAACGTACGTATATAACTAGTCACAGAACTGTAATCCATACCATGGCAAGAATAGTAGTCGTCCCCACCACTCTCACTAGTACCGAGCCATCCGTAGCCTATGTTCAGTCCATGTCCAGCCTGACCTTCGGAGTACATTTTGCTAGGAATCAATTGAACTTCACCCTCAGTAGAGGTGAACTGTCTACTATCGAAACTGACTGCTCCCGATCCTCCACTGTATACACCATCATTACATACAAGACCGTAGTTACCAAATCCTGTAGAAGATCCAACATCACGTAATACAACGTAGTTAACACCAGTTACTCCACTATATCCAGTACCACCACCACCTTGTCCAGTGCTGCTGCTAAATACCCAATCAATATACTGTCCAGATACAGTCTTCTTCGCTGTTACCAACATAGTAATACTACCAGAGGGTTTAGTAATATTGATCGCAACTAGGTCACTTACTAGGGTCGTTAGAGTAGACCCAAAAGCAATAGTTCCTTTAGAATGTTGAACCATACCTCTACCGACACTGCGACTATCAAATAGGACTTTTTCTGTTCCGTATTTCATACCAGTAATTTGTAAACCGTAATCTGCCATGTTAATTCAACCTTATCGCTACGTAACCAAAGGTGCTAGTAGCACCAGCGGTGATGGTAAATGAAGTGTACCCACCAACCGTACTGTCATATGTCCCGTAACTAACACTGAATGAAGCAGGATCACTGGTCGAAGGCCCATTAGCATAAACACGGTCAAATCCAGTCGGGATAGAGACCGTTTCGCTTGCGTTATTTGCCAGGGATATAACATCAGAAGTTACCACTTTAACGTATGCGTCCATATTTTCTGAATCGAATGCTAAGTAACTGCTCGCTGTCCAAACTTTTAATCCATATGCCATTTACAACTCCGTTATGGGGACTCTTGTCTTATGTAACTTGTTCTGCCCATGTAAATTTTCCAATTCTTTTAGTAGGGTTGACATCCAAGAGATGAACCCCTTTCCTTTACCACGACCGCTTTCTTTCACAGCGATACCCGATATTCGCATATCGTACATGTACGTAGGATGTTTTTCATCATGGGCTACCAGTTTCAGTTCGCCTCTGTCATGAGCATCCTTTATCTCTAAGTACTGGAGAGTGTCTTCCCCAACCACTAAACTTTTGAATCTATATTGTAACACTTTACGTGACATGAAAACTAATCGAGTACTTAATTCATCTATACCCATAGAATGTTGAAGTAGTGTAATATATCTTTTAAAAACTTCTACTTCTTCTTCCTTTATATTAGGGACATTTTCTGCTACTAAATCGCCTTGAGCAAGAATATCCCAGTCAACTACTACAGACCCTTGAGTATACTTAGTACCTACCATATTAGACACATCTTCATTGGGTCTAGTAAGTGACTGTGTTCTATCAACCGAAAGATTGTCTTCGGAAATAATGCTTATTTGATTAAATAATACAACCGCATCTGGGCTATCATTATTTCCCATCATTCTTTGATAACACTTAACACCCCTTCGCGTTAGAAAGTCATCCCCATCAATCAATACAGCATGTGTTACACCGTCTTTATCAAACTGGTCTAAGAAACTGTTCTTACCAGTAGCGGCTGTACCATCACTCTCCGTTATAAAGTATCGAAGATCTTCTTCTTTACAATACGATTCTGCTTGTTCTCGAAACGTATCGTTTAATGTGTTTACAATTACCGTAGTATTGTTTTTTGGTAGTGTATTAAATTGTCGTCTTAGTGCATAAATATTGTGGCTAGATAAAACATAAAACATATAGGATCCTAACTTAAATTGCCTAATTTCACTCTTCTCTGATTATTTTCATAAATTTCAATAACATCATCGGTAATTGACATATGAGAACCAGAAATTCCGGTTCCTATATTTAGTCCGCCAGTAACTGTCGCATTAGATAACACAATATTGTTACCATCAATTGTGAATGGTTGGATTTCATTATTGCTCGCATTGATAACTTTGAAGGTATCTGCGGTTATTGCAAAGTTAGCGACAGTACCATTATTGTCCAATCTAATTCCTGCAATATGATTGTTTACGTCAAGATCGAGTGCATATACAGCAGAAGAACCTATCGAATTACTAAGTGTGGTTAAACTGCTATTGACAGTAGCAAAGTCACTATCAACGCTCGAAGTTAAATTAGTAACTAGGCCTGCGTTCGCGGTTACTACACCGTCTAATGCAACTACGGTTGCAGATAATGCTTGTCTCGCCGTCGATTCTGCTGAGATTAAAACACCAGTATCACTATCAACTGTGTTTATCGCCGCGTTCAGATCAACTACATCCTGAGTGTGAGCAGTTACTACACCGTCTATTGTAGAGACCGTTGAAGTTAATGAAGCGACAGAGGCTGCATTTGCTGTGGTTGCGATCCCTGTATTGGTATCCAGAAGAGTTAAAGCTGCGTCCAGTGCAGTTACTTCACCGGAAAGAACCGTAACATCACTATCAACCGCATTTATGCTGGAGATAAGAGTGCTGTTTGCGCTTGCAATTGCTGAGGCAAGTACCGCAGAATCTACACCGTCCAGTACTAGACCGTCAACGTCTACTTCTAATGCCGTAAGGGAGGCAGCGACAACAAGAAGATCGCTATCCGTTGAAGATATACTAGAAGTAAGAGATGATACCGCACTAGAGTTAGCACTAATCCCCGATTGAGCATTTGTAAGAGACGTATTTAAAGTAGTAATATCCGACGCAATTGTAGTTAAAGTACCGTCAATAGTTGTAATACTAGAAGTAAGAGATGATACCGCACTAGCGTTTGCTGCAATCCCAGCATCAACATTAGTGAAGTCTACCGTCGTCGTTAGATTAAATTGTTCTATATACGTTTGATTTATGATAGATAGAAAATAGTCAGAGTCGAGAATATTATTGACGATGTTGGTTACATCAGATGTAGAGGTGCCTCCATAGACGCCCGTCTCAATCTCATCAAAATTCTGATTTATCTTTAGTATCGCAGCATTAATATTGTCTGCGAGATTTACTGTTTGTATGGCCATCTCTAATCTTTATCCTCTACTAAACGAAAAAGCAATTCTTTTATTAGTTTAACATCATCTCTCAGGGTATTGACTTCATTAGTCAGAGTTAAGAGTTGGTGCTCTTTTTCTTTCTGAACGATATTTTGTGTTCTCGCTCTTTGGATTTCAGTCTTATTAGTATTTAGGATAGCGCCAGTGCGTCTATCCCTTACTAAATTATTATGACCTTCAACCTTTAAATGATTATGCATTAGTTGGCAGTTACCAATGCGATAGCACGTAAGTCTCTAATCACTGGTGACTTAGATGAATTGTCCGATTGCATAACAATCTTCACTTGGAAAGCAGTGAACTGATTCATTTCGTGGGTAAACTCATAATCTCTGTATGTCGACGGATCATCATCGGTAGGTAATGCTTTATCTATAGCTACAAGATCCCAATCTACAGTGAATAGACCATCATCATCGGTAGCAAGCAATGCATCTTCGTCTGCCGCACTTTTGACATATACTTCGAAGCTTGCGCCTGAAGGTCTATTTGCAGCAAAGATTACTTTTAATCCAAGAGATGCGTCGTCAATTACAACCGGAGTTGTTATGTGTTGTGCCGCATCACTATTGTCGATTACGTTTTCTAGTGCAAGTACAGCTACACGTTGAAGATCAATTAATGGAGATACCTTAGAATCGCTTGTAGATAAACTCAAGTTAAACTTCATTGTCTCTGCACCGATAGCATTATCACTAGAAGCAACAACACTCTGTTCAGTGCTTGCGTTATAGTCATTCAAGACTACTTGTGTAGCATCTCCTACTGTACCTAAGTTATAATTTACAAATGGTGCCGAAGATCGAAGAGTGCCATACGAAGCGAATGTGTTAGGATTACGTAACTTAGCAGTTATGTTTGTTCCATTAGGGGTTATCGTTTGAACTTGTGGTACGAACTCATTGTACACCACTTGTTGTGTAGCAGTAACTTCGTCCCCTCCTCCTATAGCTGAGGAAGTTGCTGGGCTACCGATATCAATTGTATAACCTTCCCAAGTGACTAGGGAAATTTGGAAAGTACCTTCGTATACCGTACTCGCTTGACCACCTATTGCATTTGCGACGTTTGATAATGTAACGTAGTCTCCGAAACTGAATCCATGACCTTCATGACTAATCTCGACTGAATTAGATCCTACCGTAGTTTCAATTGGATTAGATCCTAGGGTTACTTTAGGTAGGGTTGCATTGTCAAGCACAAGTTCACCGGATGCAGAAAACTCTGCTCGGTCTAGTTCAAACATTAGATCTTTAGTTTGATCTGGTGTCCAAGTGAATCCGTTCTGTGATAGGAACAATGAACCTAGTGTAGGCTGTCTTGATATCTTATCTTCATCACTACCTACTACGAACTCATAAGTCTCTGCAATATATGCATTATACTCTACCGACTCAGCAAGGAGTATTATCGCATACTCTTCGCCACTTGTCAAGTAAATTGGCTCATCGAATATTACTTCGGTGTGGTTCGCTGCGACGGTGGCCATTGTGGTCGATGTGTCGAATGCGGTGACATTAACTTGAGCAGGTTCGATGAACTTAACTGCGCCAGGTAAAATACGTGTTGTTGGTACACCATTCTCTACTGAACGAATCTGCACTTGTAGAGGGATATTAGAATCCTTGCTCTCTAAAAAGATTCGTGCCTTAGTTATGAACATACCATTTGGATTTTCTATCTGATCAACAAAAAATGTCTGTGCAAGTGGATCTTGTCGACCAGCACGTCCATTAAGAATGCGAGTAGTACGTATAGTTCTCTGTACAGTTTCAATAGTTCCTGTAGACGAGTATACTGCACGTGAACTACATGTTGCTTCACTCTCATCGTTAACATTAACGTCAAGTAGTTTAAATTCTTGAGTACCAGTTCTAAAGTTTATTGTTGGTGTGTTAGGTAAGAAGAAACTACCGATTATGGTACCATTACTATCAGATTCCAAAGGAAACTTACCACCCAGAGCAGTAGGATATTCTAATGCATTCGCGTACTCACTACCGAACTCTTGTGCGGTATCAGAGAACCTAGCTGCAGTAGCCTCTAGTCTTACCCAATCACTAACGTCTTTACCACCAAAGTATGCAAACATCTTAGTGTTAGGACGAAGTCCTTTAACAGTGAAGTTGACCTTACGTGATCGCATGAACGGAATAATTTCTATGTCTGCCACTTGCTCACCGATAAAGTCTTGTACGCTTCGAGTAGTAGCTCTGAAAGAGATATCTCTTGGTATAGTAGTGAACAGTCCAGAGTTAGAGAACAAGTCTCTAGTTGTACCCTGCATAGTTGGGCGAGTATCGAAATCTTCGAATCGACGTACTGTAGTCTGCATAATAGCAGGAAGACTACGAGTCTCCACCCACTCATCAGATGATGGGGATAGTTCCATATGTCCAGTTTGCGTAAGAACAGCAAATGGGTTTACATTCAATATACCTGTCGCTAATTTCTGTGAGACTAGGTTGACATCAGTATATGGTAATGTTACAACGTCACCATGCTTAACAACTGCGTTAACATTATCAGCACTATATTTTAGTCGAACTGAGTTCTCGCGGAAAGATGGTTTTAACAATCCTTGTGGATCGATTGACGCACGATAATCAACATTATTGATATCCGAGAAAGCGAATGAACTAAAATTGTCTGCAATGAAACCTGCTTTAGTTCGAGTATTGCCATTAGCATCTAATACCGTCAATGAGTTAGTACTATTCTCAAGTAGGCTCAAGGTGGTTAGTTCGAATAAGTCTTCGACACGTTGCTCTAACTTACCAATGTCTTTCATCGTGAAACGTTTGTTATGAATAAATGTACTCGTAACATCGGTAGTGCCGAAAGTGTATGGTTTCAAGTAGTAATTATAGAGCGCCATAGAACCTGTAGGAATTTCTGGTGCACGAGGAACGTCGTTAGCCTCTCCTTGTATTACCTGTAGTTGCCCAAATCCAATATCACCACGACTATCAGTTGCATTTGCAACCAGAACGTCTATACGTGGTAAGTAGTATTCGATCTCATTAATAGTAATTGCAGACGCGTTCTGCGGTAGTTCTGCTTCAACGGAGAACTCATTTAGGTAAGTGCCTGTAGCACGTGCAGGACGGAAGTCTAATACGTCTCTTAATGAGACTACTGTTCCGGTTGCTGTAGTATAATTAGGAATATCTTCGTAGGCATCATCTGTATATGAATTCACAGAAAAGAACGTACCAGCATTGAGGTTTCCGTGTGTATAATGCGTGTAGTTTACTTGTATCTCGCACCCAGTTCCAGTCTGAAGCTCGTATCCTGACTTAACATGTGCTTGGATTTTATCGTAGAAGTTATCACGTTGTCCACCATCAAAGGTAAATTGGTAAGTAATATCTTCGGCATATTCCCAAGCAGTTTCAATACTATTACCGTTTGTATCAGTTGCTCCAGCGTCAGATCTAAATTTAACTGAGTCTAAAGATATACCATCAACATCTAATGTTACAACTGGACGTGCTCTCCAAGATACGTCTGGGAGAGTTTGAATTTGAGTTTTAACTGTTCTTGCTTTAGTACGACCAGGCTGATTAGTTAGTTCAACATAGTATGCAACATCGTAAGATCCTCCAGCAGTAAGACCAGAATAAACTCCGGCAAGACTAGCTTGTCCGCTAGCATCTGATACTATAGGCCCGTCTGTTTCTGAGATTACCCAACCAGTAGGCTCTACTCCAGCAATACTAATTTCGCCATTACTGTCAGCGTTAGTTTGAAGGAAACGTTGAGCAGTGTAGTTGGCTGTGATTGCAGACGATACTGGAGTTGATCTAGGGAGACTGAATAGAAGACTATTGTCTGACGCTTCATGTATCACTGCATCTACCAGTTGTATCACTGCATTAGTAGAGGAAGGAGTGCTGTTTGTCATGGTATGACAAAGTGAAAAACTAGCATTAAGTAGTCGAATGTTGAAGATGTATAGTCTGAGACCTATTGAGTCATACTGGACACCACGTACGTTACAGAACCCAATGGTAGTGCCATTAATATCCTTTAGCACTTGAGCGCCAAAGGTACCTAATCGCCCAAACCCTTCTGAGTTATCAGCAACATTCGTCTCGTCATATTTAATGTATACGTAGTTACCATATGTTGCTGGAACAGCTTCGTTTTCTTTAGCAACAGTGTCTCTAGCCTTTGGTACTGTAATATCAGTAGTACCAATCTCTAGGCGGTAACCATCTACGTATGCGATACCTTCGGTTACGTCTAAGTTTAGATTAGTAGCATCTTTTTCTTCGAAGATCGATTTGAACTTTTCTACTACATAATTACCAGACTCTTCCTTTGTACGTTGTGCAAGTAGATCGTTGATTCTATTGTAAGAATCGAATGTACTTACTTCGCGAGTGATAACTCCATCAACAACACGTGCGACAAAGACAAAGTTCTGGTCTAATGATACTTGATCACGTGTAGTAGGAACTAGTTTAATCTGATAGCGATCTGCGCCTGGGGCAGATATGTCCGGATATTCACCTTGGTTGTCGAACAGTTCTTGATCTTCATCCGTTGTGATAATATTCTGTTCGATACGGAAACCGATGTCTGCCGTAGGAAGTGAACTATACTTGGAGATGAATGAACTTCCACCTTCCATATATACAAAGTGTCCAGCGGCAAAGAAGTCGCCTGGGGCAAAGTATGCTTTAGTTGCACGACCACTCGCGGAAATAGGATCTGATCCATCGTTAGCGACAAGTGCAGTCAAAGCAACATTGTCTTTACGATACAAAGTGTCTTGTGAAGTAACACGAGGTGCTGTCGCTGCAGGGGATACGCTTGAAGTGTTTGTGTACTTAACGTATAAAGTAGCAGGATCTGTCGCAGAAGCAGCTACAAATTCTAGAACTTCTAATTCTAATCCTTGCGTGTTAACAAGGTTACTGGTAGACAACGTTGTACCTACCCAAGTAGCATCTACTGCAATTGAACTTGCGTCTAGACGAATGTACTCTATTTTGTTATCTACAGTTGCGCCGCCTGGATTTACCAGAGCACCCTCTTTAAATATGTTACGACCGAATCGTGCAATCTCTTCTTGGATGATTGTCTGCGACTCGTTTAACTCACGTGCTTGAAGCGCTTTACCAGAGTTAAATAGTACACGATAGTAACCGTCTTCAGCTTTGTAGAAGTCTCTATATTTTTCTTTGAACGTTTTGTTTGTAAAATCTACCATGATTTATTCCTAAACGGTTATGACTATCTTAATGTCTTCTTGTTGTTCTACGTCACGTCTTATTCTAGGACGGTTCTCAAGATACAAGAGTTCCCCAGAAAATCTGTCTACAGTGTTCATTAGGGATATAGATGCGATATCGCCAGTCAGAACGTTACCCACTTGCGTAACTGCTTCACCTACGATAAAAGGTTTAAACCCTGTCGAGGTGTTTTGGTGATAGTATAATACACTACCGACGGATTCGTTAACGTATGCCTTCGCACCAGACTGAGAGCCTGTAATCAATTTCTCAACTTCAAATGGCGAAGTACTGTCGAATGTCATGGAAGGTAATACTTTTGCTGACGTACCAGTAAATGGAGTTGTACTATCCGTTTGCTTAGGATTTTTGATAAGACCCATTTGACGGAAAGTAATTCCTGTCATGAATGTATCAGTTACAGTACCATCAGGCTTGATGTTAGTTAGAATAGAACTTGTTTTCAAATCATTTATAGGGTTGAAACCAAGGCCTGGAGTTGGAGTAATCACTGGACTTACTGAACCAATTGTAGTTGCACTCGCATCTATAATTTCAATCGAAGCATAGGTGTATCCTGAACCATAGCTCGTCATTATAATCCTAGTAATCTCACCTCCAGCTACAGTGGCAACTGCTACTGCACCTGTACCGTCTCCGTGAACATTTATGACTATAGCAGGGGTATGACCCAATCCAGCAGAAGTTACTCTTGCGCTGATTATCTGACCATCAATGACCGCGGCCTGGACAGTTGCTTGCAAGTCTTCAACTGAATCCCCTTCTGCTATAGAGAGTGCTTCATTGACAGGCATATGATTAGATGATAGGAATTGATAGATGTTTTCGGGAGTCAATGAATATAAAAACTTCCATACGTATTCATCTGATGTGGTAAACGGCAAATGTATATCAGTTTCAGGAATTCCTAACAGTCCATAATTTGGTTCTACAACTGACTGCTTCGTAGTGCCGTCTAAGTTAGTTCCATTCTGTAGACAAATATAAACTTCCTTGGCGTCGTTCATGACGTACCACGGAGTCCAAGGTGGCACGATGTCTGAATTGACAGCATCGCTCCAACCAGCATACTCAGAACCAGATGACCAATTCACACGCTTGGCTACAAACGTAGCACCTTCGATCTTTTTGATTGACTGTAGACCGTGAAAGAACTCTCTCTCGTCATGAGCACCGTCGATAGGATCAATCACTGTATCCAGTGGATTGAAAGGATCGCTCTTACCGATACCTATGTAATATTCATTAGTAGTGCCTAGCATATCTGTTAAAAGATCTTTTGCTAAAGTCCTACTCATTGACTGTCTTACTATTGCTGCCATTGTATTTTCCCACGCATGTTAGAAATATTCTTCTTATATTTATAACGATTTTAATAGTTATTCTAAGAAATTATTCAACCAATATTCTTTTTGGTGCTGATTCATTAGTAATTTTTTGTAAATGACTGGAAGTTCGTAAGGACTACTCCTCCAATGCGAAACATGTCGGAGTGCTTCTTCGCGCATAGGTTCCAGATAATCATCATAGGAGTGCATCTTTTGTGCACTTCCTTCGGTAGTTCTGTCTATACAGTATAGGTCACTTGACATTGATAAGAAGTAACAAATGTTTCCCTTTTGATGTTCGCCCAAAAGTTTATAAGTGTAGGCATGGTCTTCACCATTACCAATATCCTCGTTCATCTTTATCTTTGCAGACTTCCTGCTCTGTAATATAATGAAGTCTATTGATACGGGACGGTCTTCTGTAAACAGATGTCCTACTCCAGGCCCTGGCGGTTGAGATGGAGCACACATCGATGTACCCCAAACACTTGCATAATAGTTATCGTTAACTTGCCAATGATGTCCTGACTTTAGTTCCCAATCTAATATACTATCACATGGTATCGCACCTAATACATCAATGCAAGGATAATGTTTTAGGTGATTGTGTAGCGACTGTAGATAGGATGGATATAGAAAGTCATCTCCATCTAACTGAGAAACATAATCATTATCACTTTCCAAGAACACGTCAAGACATGCGTTCTTACCTTTGCCTGGCTTTCCATTACTTTCGCTGTTTACCACACGAAATGGTTGGTCTAGTTCCAACACCTTTTCATAATATCCTTCATGGATACTATTGACTACAATTACAACTTCCCACTCTATAGGAGTTATTCGTATGACACCTTGCACAGAGCGAATAATTCTTTCTAGTTTAGGAATGTCATTTGAGGTTAATAACGTGGTCATCAACCTCATTATTCTGCCTCGAAGAAGAATGTCTGAAATAAACGTCCATCAAATTTGTCAGTACCGAAGCCAGGCACAACACTTCTGTGATAGTACATAGCGTCATATATGACTAAACGATTATATACATTCTTTGCTTCACCGACGATGTCCCAATCATCTTCAACTAATTGAAACTCATTGAAGTCTAATAGAGCATCGGGCCCGTGTCTGGTTATACCTGTCTGTCTGTGTTTGTATATCGCAGTACCGGAATCTAGAGGAGCATTAGGAGTTAGGTATATGACGGCCGCATATGACATTGCGTCGTGATGAATCCAAGTTGTGGATTCTTCGGTGGTGTACTGAAAGGAGGTATTATATCCATCTAACGGAAAATGGGTTATGGTTTTTCCTATGATCTTCCCTAGAGAAGATTTCATAGAGTCTGCATACCCACCATCGTTGCTACATGAGGCAGTTCTTAAGCCAGGATAGTTACCTGACACATTAAAATTTTGACTTAAGGCGTAATCCCGAACTGAATCGGGATCCGCATAGAAGTCTTCAACAATCGTAAACATAATAAATCCAATAAGTGTTTCATTATAAGGCGCCGAGAAGTACCCTTCGTCGGTTACCTGAGTCGTATATCTTAATAGTATTACTAGAGAATTCTATCCGTTCTCCAGATGTACTAGTATTTAGGATGCCACTAAGATCGATTATCCCGTTACCTGCTGTACCACTAGTATTAGTACCAGAGGTAATTTCACTAAATGTTGAATTTGTAGTAGTGTTAATACGGTCTACAGTTGCTCGATAAATACGACCAGTGTTAACATGCCACCATATATCACCTTCATATACAGTGTTTACTGTACGAAAAGTACGTATCGCAGCAGATGCTGTTACGTTGACATTAGAGGTTAACGTGGTACTTGTATCGAAGATAACAGCATTACCAAATCCTCCAACTGGGCCTTGAGAACCTGTAGCACCAGATACACCTTGGCCTCCTTGACCACCTACTGCGCCAGGCGCACCTTGTCCACCAACAACACCTTGTACACCTTGGCCTCCTTGACCACCTACTGCGCCAGGCGCACCTTGTCCACCAACAACACCTTGTACACCTTGTGGGCCATTGTTACCTACCTGACCCTGTTGTCCTTGACTACCTACAGCACCTTGTACACCCTGAGGCCCGTTATTACCTACCTGACCTTGGGCACCCTGCCCACCTACTGCACCTTGTACTCCCTGAGGCCCGTTATTACCTACCTGACCTTGTTGTCCTTGACTACCTACAGCACCTTGGACACCTTGTGGGCCATTGTTACCTACCTGACCTTGGGCGCCAACAATACCTTGAGAACCTTGCTGTCCTTGTGGGCCATTGTTACCTACCTGACCTTGTTGTCCAACAACACCCTGAGCACCTTGGACACCTTGTGGCCCATTATTACCTACCTGACCTTGTTGTCCAACAACACCTTGAGCACCTTGTTGTCCTTGTGGGCCATTATTACCTACCTGACCTTGTTGTCCAACAACACCTTGAGCACCTTGTTGTCCTTGTGGGCCATTATTACCGATAGCACCTTGAAGTCCAACAACACCCTGAGCACCTTGGACACCTTGTGGCCCATTATTACCGACAGCACCTTGAAGTCCAACAATACCTTGAGAACCCTGTACACCTTGAGGGCCATTATTACCTATTGCACCTTGTGCACCAGCAACACCTTGAGAACCTTGAACTCCCTGCGGGCCATTGTTACCGACAGCACCTTGTGCACCAGCAACACCTTGAGAACCAACAGCACCTTGTGTACCATTATTACCTACGGCACCTTGAAGTCCAACAATACCTTGAGAACCTTGCTGTCCTTGTGGGCCATTGTTACCTATAGCACCTTGTGCACCAGCAACACCTTGAGAACCAACAGCGCCCTGCGGGCCATTGTTACCTATTGCACCTTGAAGTCCAACAATACCTTGAGAACCAACAGCACCTTGTGCACCATTGTTACCAATAGAACCTTGGTTACCTACTGGGCCAATGACTCCCTGTTCTCCTTGTGGGCCATTGTTACCTATTGCACCTTGAAGTCCAACAATACCTTGAGAACCAACAGCACCTTGTGCACCATTGTTACCTATTGCACCTTGAATACCTTGGTCACCTTGGTTACCAACTGAACCTTGAGCACCATTATTACCTACTGCTCCCTGTATACCCTGTGGGCCCGCTGCACCAGTAGAACCTTGAGCACCAGAATCTCCTTGAGCGCCCTGTTCACCGATAGAACCTTGAGATCCTACTGACCCCTGAACACCAGCAACACCTTGTGCACCTTGGAAACCAATATTACCTTGTCCACCCTGCGCTCCTACTGCCCCTAAAGCACCCTGTATACCTTGTTCTCCGATAACACCTTGTGCCCCTTGATCACCTTGAGCACCAATTGCCCCTTGTGGGCCTGCATCTCCAGCGTTACCTTGTGGGCCAACTGGGCCTGGAGTAGTTCCAGCAGGGCCTTGTGGGCCTGCATCTCCAGCGTTACCTTGTGGGCCAACTGGGCCTGGAGTAGTTCCAGCAGGGCCTTGTGGCCCATCAATACCTTGAGCACCGACATTACCGACCGCACCTTGTGCCCCAGAGGAACCTTGAATACCTTGAATACCTTGGTTACCGACAGAACCCTGAGATCCTTGTTCTCCAACTACACCTTGGTCACCTTGAGCACCGATAGGGCCTACATTACCTTGTAGACCAACAACACCTTGAATACCAATAGTACCCTGAGCACCAACTTCACCGACGTTACCTTGAAGACCGATAGTACCTTGAAGACCGATAGTACCCTGAGCACCAACTTCACCGACGTTACCTTGAAGACCGATAGTACCTTGAAGACCTTCAGCACCTTGCGGGCCTGCTGCACCAATATTACCTTGAAGACCGATAGTACCCTGTGATCCTACAACCCCTTGGGAACCTTGTTCACCAACGTTTCCTTGAAGACCGATAGTACCCTGTGATCCTACAACCCCTTGGGAACCTTGTTCACCAACGTTTCCTTGTAGACCCTGATCTCCTTGAACACCATCTGCTCCTTGTGCACCGACCGATCCAATATTACCTTGAAGACCAGTTGCACCCTGAGTACCAGTAGCACCTTGTGAACCTTGTTCACCAACGTTGCCCTGGGCACCCACAAATCCTTGAATACCCTGTGCGCCTTGAGAACCAACCGCACCAACATTACCTTGCAATCCTTGATCACCCTGTGATCCGATCGCACCTTGCGCGCCAACTTCTCCGATATTACCTTGTAGTCCAACAATACCTTGAGAACCCACAGCACCTTGGTTACCTACTGGGCCAATGTTTCCTTGGAGTCCAACAATACCTTGAGCACCCTGAGAACCTTGAGATCCTGTTTCTCCGATATTACCTTGGAGACCAATTATACCCTGAGCACCGATGTCGCCTTGAGATCCTGTTTCTCCGATATTACCTTGGAGTCCAACAATACCTTGAGCACCCTGTACACCTTGAGATCCTGTTTCTCCGGCGTTTCCTTGAAGTCCGATTATACCCTGAGAACCCTGTACACCTTGAGATCCTGTTTCTCCGGCGTTTCCTTGGAGTCCAATTATACCCTGAGCACCGATATCGCCTTGGGGGCCAGTCTCGCCCGGATTACCTTGAAGTCCGATTATACCCTGAGAACCCTGTACACCTTGTGGCCCAGTCTCGCCCGGATTACCTTGAAGTCCGATTATACCCTGAGCACCGATATCGCCTTGGGGGCCAGTCTCGCCTGGATTTCCTTGGAGACCAACAATACCTTGAGCACCTTGTTCACCTTGGGGGCCCTCCTCGCCTGGATTTCCTTGGAGACCAACAATACCTTGAGCACCTTGTTCACCTTGGGGCCCCTCCTCGCCTGGATTTCCTTGGAGACCAATTATACCCTGAGAACCTTGAACTCCCTGAGGCCCAGTCTCGCCTGGATTACCTTGAAGTCCGATTGTACCCTGAGGGCCGATAGTACCTTGCCCGCCTATAGTACCTTGTGTACCAATAGTACCTTGCCCGCCTATAGTGCCTTGTGCACCAACAACACCTTGAACTCCCTGAGGCCCGATAATACCCTGAGGCCCGATAGGCCCGGCGCTGTTTGCAATAAGGTTATTAATATCAGCAATATCTTGAGTAAGATCTGTGGTTGTCGCGTTTAAGTCAATTAGTATAGTATCGTGTTGAGTAACACGAGCGTCTAATGATGTTATATCTGTAGCGTTTGTAGCAATAGTAGTCGGGTCGACTCCATCTAAGACATCACTAACAGCAGTGTCTATGTAATTAGAGACGAACGCTAAAGTTACTCCACCTTCCCCACTAGGTAGTGCTGCTACCTCGTAGAGTTCTGTGAAGTTGGAATTTATTTTTTCGCTGGCAATCCGGAGAGTATCACCAGATCCGTCGTTTGCCGATCCACCAGTATTTAAAATTTGTCTTGACATTGTGAGGTTCCGTTATTTTAGTCTGCGCCGTCTAAGGTTTCGTATTCTTGAGATATATCTAACCCTTCATCATCTAATGTCGGTGGTCTTACCCCAGCCCAATCTGCGACTGTGACAAAATCATCTACCAACTGCTGTAGTGTTTGTGTTTCATATCGGTCTAACGTCTCAAGAGAACTTACGATGATACCTGTCCCAGTATCTTTCTCATTCTGTGTACGTGCATCAATCGCATCATTCTCTTCCATAGTAAGTAGAGAGTAAGTTGCTTGAACATGAGTACCTAGTTGAGTAGTTTGAAGTTCGATTGCATAATTAGGTACTTCTAATGGATCTGTCACATCCCCTGCGTCCAACCCTAGGTCAGCAGAACCTTGGGTCTGAGTTTCAGCAGCAAGATGGAATCCAGCTGGATGTATTAACTTGGTGTATAGTGTTTCAAAATCGCTGAAAGATAGACCTGTTTTCAAAAGAACTGAAAATATCTGGTATTTCTTATTGTTTTGAATAAAATGTGAAGACTTGGGCCCTATGAAAGAACCACCTAATCTATCATTCAACTTGAAGATGCTTCTCTTAGGATAAATTACTTCAACGTCTTCATTGTAGAATGCTTTAAAAAACTGTTCGATTGATCTTTCGGTACCCTTGCCACGATACATCTCAGCGAGAAGTCTTGCCATCAATCTAGGGCTCTGGTAGAATGACGACGTTTCTAATCCGTCACTGATCTCTCCTATCAGATTGTCTAAGTGCTTAATCTCTGTAGATGATATATTTCTTATATCAAACAAATCGTGGATCTGATCAATTACTGAACCAGTTCCGTCTTCTCCGGAATACTCGTAATACTTCTCTAAGAAGGATACCAGTTGAGGATACTCTTCCTGAAAGAATGACGGTAATGCCTGAGTGACCTGATTGCGGTTAAACTTAACATCAGATCTATATTGTTCGTTTATAAGATTTGACATTATACTATTACCTTAGTTGCTCCAGCATCAGCGTAACCTGTGGTCGACGACAGAGATTCGTCTAAAGTAACAGTATAGTTACGTAGAGGGTTAAGTGTACTTTGGTTAGCAGGGACAGCAGATATCTTAATACCTGTACCAACATATCCATTCTCATCAATCCTTAGTGAACTAATAGATACTATACCTTTCGCTGCATCGTAAGAACCAACGTTAGGTACCTTCACCACATTATTAATATCTACTAGTTGCAGTTTACTGCTCCCCAATTCGTTTTGGATCAAAACGTTCTGTCCGTTGGACTTAAATAGCGAAGAGGTGATTGTATGATCATCTTTGTCCGGTGATGCTAACTTGAAAGGGAAGTTTACTATATGTTCTCTCTCTAGATAATCTAAAATAGATAGAGGAGTAGGAAGTCCCTGTCTGATAATATTAATACTAGCAATTTCTTCTGAAACGTTGATACGTTGTTGTGCGCGAATCGACATTTTAGAGTTCAATATTGCGCTCGATAGTTCGTCTATCTTAGCTAATAGGTTAGACCTACGGAAGATAGCACCAAATTTAGTCGTAGTATCTGCCATGTACTGGACGATATATTCATTTACCTGTACCTGTAACGCTTGAGTAGACAAAGGGCTCTTGATAGGATCAATGTTAAATACTGTGGTCAACTCCAAGAACGTCTCTGCTGGAGCAACAAACTCAGTGTCTATAGACATGATAGAGAGGTTATCTATCAACTGACTTTTGATATCCGCTTGAACCAATTCCTGAGTAGCTGCTGATAGACCATCTGCAAATTTTAAGCTAACAAACACTTTACCATACTGCGGAGGTACGTTTTCATTACCACCCCATGTAATAGCATCGTCGACGTAAGAACTATACCCACTTAATATACGGGCGGTATAGTCACTCGCGGTAACAAGTCTATTCTGTGTAGTGAACGCTCGTGGAGCATTCAACTTAATCGAGTTGATAGATTCCTTTTCTGCACCGCCTGCCGAACCTGCTACCAACCCTACAGTGATATTCTTACTGTTTGGAGTTAATGCAGTAGAGAATGATATCGCACCGTTAGCACTTGCGCCTCTAGACGAAATATATTCTACTTCGATTCTATTGTTCGCTAATGGAGCAGCACCCAGAATGTTTCCGTCACTAAAGAATATCTCGTACTGACCTTTAGGGGTTTCACGTACGATGAATACTCTTGAAGAATCAGTCACGGTTGCTACCGTGTTTATATCGTTGAAGGTTTCGAAGCTGGTAGATAGATAGTTATCATATACACGAACACTTATAGTGGACACGTCCAAAGTATCATCCGGTATCACGTACACCGCACCAAGAGAGTCTTTGTCTACGATGAATGTCTTTGTCTTCTTAACGCCTTCTTTTAGAGTGATCGAAGGTGACCCCGAAGAAGTTTTAAAAACAAATGTACCCGACTCATTATACGCAGTGCACTCGTCTTGAGTAGTAAAGGAATACACATTGTTGCCAACCGACCCACTAAACTCTGTACCCAAAGGTATGGTTAGAAACGAGGATCCATCGGCGTTGTCAGTAATAGATAGTGACACGAGTGCGGTAGAGGCTACCCTAGACTTAGGTACATACCCTAATGACTCTGCGTGAGATACCACCGATGAACGTAACTGAGAGGATGACAAGAATGCTTCGTTGATCGCCATGTTTGCGGTCAGAGCATTGATGTGAGTATTATGCGCCAATACATCTAGGATGTTAGAGAGTCCACTCGCAGAGAAGTCGTAGTCACGAAATTCTTCTTGTTGTTCGAAGTGCGTTTGTAGTTGAGATTTGATTTGGAAAAAATCTAACTCAGAATTCTGTATAGCCATTTATCTAGTCCTTGCAATATTAACGTTCAACGTAACAACTTTTTGTGTATTGACAACTTCAAAAACTATCGATATGTCCATAGAGTTATAATCTGGTCTAATGGTACTTCTAATAGTTTGTATTCTTGCTCTTGGTTCGTACTTTTCTATAGCATAACGTACGTTACTTTCTACATCACTGCTTTCTAGATCCGTAGACAGAGAAAATAGAAGATCATTAAGGTTACCACCGTAATAAGGTCTAAAAGGCAATTCGCCATGGTTAGTCATCAATAGGTTCTTAACTGATTGACGAACAGCAGCGGCATCTGTCTTTTTGTATATTCCTGTAACCGGAGAAGCTTCGAACGTACAGTCGATATCCGAATACGTACGAGCTATCGTAGTAGTGATCGGAGCAACCTGTAGGTTACCGTCTTGGATAGAGGAGACTTTATTTGTTGACATAATGGTTAATCTCTTTTAGTACTATTTATACCTATAGCGTAACATCAATTTCAGGTAATTCAGGTAAAGTCAAATCTATTGACAAAGGAATCCCAATTAACTCCAAAACATCACAGAATGTTAGTGTTAGGAAGTCAAGTACAGCCCCTAGTCCTATGGCATCTAGGAATGACTTGACCGTCTTTATCCACATGTTGATGAGTTCTTTCTGCCACTGCGCGAACCAGTCACGTGCGGCACGTACCATTTCGTTTATCTGGTCTTCTGGTACTACTACATTGGTATTGATCTCACCCCCAATGATATCCAGAAGAGACATACCGAACAAGGACACTCCTTTGAGTTGATCTACGACATATGCGTTTACACTGAAGTTCTCTACGTCATCCTTTAGTGCTTCACCCTTAGCCTTCGCAGACTCTATCTCTGCGCGAATAAAAGATTCTACATCAAACTCTAATAGGGAGGGTAGACTAGGAAGACCCAAGGTATCCCATATCGTCTTGAACTTGTCGATCAATGCTCCGAAGGTAGACTGCAATAGATTGGTACATAACTTGACCAACTCGTTTTTAAAATATGCCCAAGTAAGTTTACCCTTCCACTCATTACACTCAACACCGAACTCACCTTTATAGTACTGATATCCTTCGGGTACCATAGCATAATACCTGTCTACCTCGTCGGTGATTTCTTTCTTGATACGCTCTTGCTCATCCTTCTCCAGTATCTTGAGTAGGTCGACACTGATACCCATTACGGATACCGAGAAACTTACGGGGATAACACTCGATATCAGTTCTAGCATCTTGACTGGAATGTATATGTGGAACTCATCAATCAGTTCCGACCATGCATCGTTAGCTTCCTTCTGCCAGTTACGTATCTGTCCGTTCTGCCAGTACGGTGATAGGATAGTAGATTGTAACTCCGCAAAGTCTTCTATCTGTTTAATGGCATCATCTATTTGTTTCTGTACCTCGACATCCAAGTCTGGGGTCGCAACGGAGTATGCCTTCAACTTGCTAGGTATCATTAGGATATCATTGTATACCTGAACAAACTCGGCCTTGGTAGGTAGAGTTGTACCAGAACATGGAAGTCCAATATTCATGAGTTCAGTTTGACCACATCACCGCTTACGTTCACTACTGATCCAGTGACATTGATTTGGCCTGATGCTTTGATTGTTATAGTTCTAGCCCCAGTTTTAGTAGCGTCAATCGTCATGTTACCGTCTTTGTCCATTTCATAGAAAGTACCAGACTTGTGAGATTCTTTAATACGTTCAGCGCCAGGCGTATCGTCATACTCTTTATAGTGTCCGGTCTCTGTCTGGTACACTTTGTTGGTAGGATAGTTGGCATCCGCCTTAGGGTTCGCATCACCTTCTTTAGGTACAGTACCAATCACCATAGGTAACTGAGAG